GAGTTTGACGATATGATGAAGAAGCTTGTTAAATTTGGCAGAAAACATATTACAATGTGGCGTTTTGTAGATCTCTCAGTAGTTGTAATTGGGCTTCATAGAGGAGCTACTGACGATCTTGATGCTCATGCAAAAAGAATGGATAACCGGATTATTCGTAGCAGCACCAGACTTGCTTCTTATAATACAGAAGAGATGTCTGAATGGTATGATGGCAAGATTATTCCTACAGATATGGCTCTGCAGCTTTTAAATATGGGTCTTCCAAATGAGATTGAGCATGATGGTAAAACATATGTTAAAGCTGAGAATGGTTACATTCTTAAAGGTCTTGAGAAGAATAATGATGTAAAACGTGGTTTGTATATGCTTTCGCTTCCTATGAATTTTACGTTCAAAATCAATGTTACAGAACTTGCTCATGTATATATTGAAAGAGGAATGAATGATAAAGAAAACGGACATCTTGCTCATGGTAATGCAGCCCCAGAGCTACAGATTGCTATCGAACGTTTAATCGATCAGGTACATGAATGGTATCCATGGATTACTAGAGAATTCTTGCTTGAAGTGGAGAGCAATAATGTCTGATTTAGATTCTTTATACTTCTGCAAGAATGACGACAATACGTGCGACTTAAAAGAATCTTGCAGAAGGTTCCTTGAAGCTGAGGGGCAGATGACAGCCACATTATTTAAAGCCGCATGTACTAAAAACAATAATTATGTGCTTTATATACAGAAAGAAGGCGAAGAAAAGAATGAACCAGAACCAGAATCAGGAAATACAGAAGGATCAGAAGATAATAAAACAAGTTAAATTCTTATTTATAGGACGTACTGGTGCCGGGAAATCTGTTATAGCACGTAGTGTTTGTGAAAAACTTGGACTAAAACAGGTAAAAAGCCTTACTACCAGGCATCCTCGTAATGAGAATGAAAAAAATGATAGTTGGGATCATTATTTCGTTTCAAATGAAGAATTTGATTCCATTGGTAACAGGGAAGGGTTCGCAGCATACACAGAAATTAATGGGAATAGATATGCTACTACATTTGATGAATTAGATAAATCAGATGTATATGTGATCGACCCAGCAGGTGTCAAGAACTTAAAAGAAGCTTGTGGAGATCAGTATAAATTTATAGAGATTTATATTCGTGTTCCATATAGGTTAAATGAACAAAGATTTATTGATCGTGGTGGGACAAAACAAGAATTTAAGAGCAGGTATGACGATGAGAGCACACAATTTGCAGAATATGAAAAGGCACAGATGTTTGATTATCATTTATTA